ATGTAAGTTGAGTATAACCAGCAGCAATATTTGCATAGAATGTTCCAATACCAGCACCAGTGTCAATTATTCCCCATTCAGTTAGATAAGGGGTAGATCCATCATCTGCTAATGCTATTTCAGATATTTGATATTCATTATTAGTTGTATCTTCAAGAGCAACAATATAGTATGCAGCATTGTATGTGGCTTTTGGATATTTTGCTACAACATTTGTAGTTGGTGATCCACTAGCAGATATTGATGTAATTCTAGAATCTAACATTCCAGTATTCAAAACAGCAGTTCCTACACCACTAGAAGAAGAATCACCGATAGCAACATGAATCGTATTTACAGTGATCGTAGAGGCAGTTGCAACCGTCGGAGTGAAGTCAATTATAACATTTGACCCAGATAGATATGCATTGTAAGTCCCTAGTCCTGGAGACCCTGCAGGGGTATATAAGAGGTCTGTAGATAATTGTCCATAATCCATTAATTCTACTTGACTTCCATCATGAACATATGATATTTCATCACATTCGTAATAAGACTTATCACTGGAAGCATATGAAACAACAACCTTTGCTGCTCTATAGGTAGAAGCAATTCCAACTACATTTGTAGTGGTACTAAAACCAAGTGGCATTGTTTGAGCACTACTTGAAATATGAACACAACCTCCAAGATCCCTAGTTCCTATTCCAGTAACCGTATCTTCAATGTTATAACCCATTGAACTTACATTATAATCATTAGCCTGAAACTTTGTAGGATAGAAAAGAAGTCTACCTTCAGTTCCAGCAACATCAAAATCAAATTGACCCAAATCACCAATAGTATTAACTGAAGCATATTGGTTAATATATCCAACAGAATCATTATGGAGTATCGTTACTACCATTATCTGTCTTTCTTGGGTATATCTTCTATCAGCAATAAAGACAATATATCTTCTTACTCTTGCATGTTCTAGTAAGAAAGAATCTACAGGACTAAATGCATCTGTTCTTGGTTTATCATTAAACAATCCACTTATATCATCTATTTCCAATACTCTATTACCAATAGATTCGATATAGTCCTGAAGTGATTTTAATTGCAGAACAATTTTATCAGAAAGAACTTTTGATTCTTCATTACCAACATTTAATGTTTTTTCTAATGCTAAGTCAAAATCTGAAATACAATTCAAATCCATTACTGAAATATAATCAGCTATCCCAGTAAACAATCCTTTATCTTGAGTAGTTGCAATACCACTTTGAACAGAATCACTTGATAAAGTATCATTTTCTATAACAAGATCACTAAACTTTTTAAATCCTGCAGTATGATTTAAAGAGGAAACAGCATTATCCCATTCATCCAATGCAACTTGAGATTTTAATGCATATGAGAAATTTTGATAGTATACATTGTCAGGCAACCTTTGGAGATTATTATTGATAAATCCCTTTGCTGTTTGCCAACCCTCTTCAACTAATGAACTAGATGCTATATTAAAGAAACCGTTAAAATATGTTCCTGTTTTAATAGTTCCTTGAGCACCAGAAGATTTACCAACAATAAGTTCTCCAACTACAAAATCTTTATCAGAAAGAACTTTTAAACAATTATTATTTGGATCCCAACTTTCAACTTCACCTTGACAACTAGGAGTATTAACTTTTTCACCTTTAACAAACTTTCTATCAACTATAGAAACATCAAACATTGGAAAATACTTTTCAGGTACTAAAGTTCCAACTGGATTGATAACATTAAATGTACCAGGAATTTCACCAGATTTTAATTTAGAACCAATATTATAAGTAACAGTTGGACTATCACCACCAATATCAGGAGAAGTTGTTTTAACCTCAAATAATGAATACTCATGATCACTAGAGTTATAACCAACACCTGTACTTCCTACACCAACACTTACATTTTCTATTAATATCTTATCACCAGGAGTAACTGGGAAATCACTAATAGCACTGTAAGTTGCACCTAAAGAAACCGTAACATCCTTTGTTGAACTGTTAAAGGAAATATTAGAAATTGATACTCCATTAGAATTATTAACAGGAAGAATAGTAGGTATAACATTATTCAAACTAGAAGTGTTTTTTATAATAGAAACACTTGTATCCCCTAAAACATAAGATAAATCAACATCAGTAATCTGTTTTTTAGTTACTCCATCAAACACAAGTAGACTTGGTGCTTGTAGATAATTTGCACCCTCAGAAGTAATTCCTATATGATTCAGTGATAATAAGGATTCTAATTTTAAAAGTTGGGGAATTTTTAATTGAGGTCTTAAAGTATTATCAACAGAATAATCAAATCCAATATCTTCTATAGTCGTTTTTATTATTTTTCCAATATTATAACTAACAGGACTCAATAATGACTTATCACCAAGAGTAGAAGTTACTGTACTAATACCAGGTAGTTTTGAATAATTTCTACCTCCATTATTCAAAGAAATATGAGCAATAGGTCCAAAGGCAGTACGTGAACTTGTAACATAACTAAATTGCCCATCAGCAGCAACAAAATCAACTTTCTTAGGAGAAGTTGGAATTGAGAAAGAGAAGGTTGTAGATCCAATTCCAGAAATTCTATAAGTTCCTGTTAATGGGTCATTTTGAAGATTTAAAGTATTAAAATCTTCAACTTCATTATCAACAATCAACTCCTTTTTAACGTTACTAGTAATATCCAAATTTATTGGTTTAAGAGTATAATATAATGTTGACGGAATCCTATCATTAAGTTTTAATTGCAAATTTGCATTAGTGCTAATACCAACTTGACCATTTGTAGTAACCTCAAAAGTATCGGTTACTTTTGTCGAATTAAATTTATTAGTTAAACTATAATCTGAATATAAATCAAATTCAAATGCAGGATAATTGATAGAATTTCTTAAGAATGATAATGATGAATCAGAAAGATCAAAGTAAATTATTTGATTTTTACGTATAGTAATGGGAGGATTAACTGGTGAAATAGTTCCAGCAGAAGCACTACTAATATTAATAAATTTGAAATTATTAGATGCTACTTCATAACGATGATTTGCAAGTTTAATTTTATTAGAATCGAGAACATATGCATAATAAATTCCATTATTAGTCAATCCACCAGAAGAAGTGGATGCTGTATGAATAACCTTTTGACCTGTTTTTAAATTATGTTCTTGTATAGAAATTGTATTATTAGTTGTATCAACATCTCCAGCAACAAAGTTTCTAGAATTAATAACTATCCTTCTATTAAAATCATTATATGCTACACTTATTGTTGTTGTAACTCCTGAACGTGAAATAAATGATATACCATCATCAAGTTTCATTCCATGAGTAGATGCAGTAGAAACTGTTGTTTGTAAACGAGTAATTTCACCTTTAACAGTTTTATTGAAATTAGTCTCAAGACTATGATACATTCCTGTTCCTATTCCAGCAAAATATAAAAGACCAGAACTTCTATACTCAGAAGAAACTCCAACCCAAGATCCAGAAACATCTCTTCCAACCTGAACAGTTGATAAACCAATAATATCGTTTGTTATTCTAGCAGTATATAAAACTTGATTATTTGTTAATGAAATTGGACTTGAAGAAGGAGTAATTCTAACCTGAATAGCAGTACCTGAATTTGTATTATATGTTAAGGAATCACCTGTATTTAAATTATGATTTCTAAGATAAACACTTCTTGAAGGAACCCATACACTAGATCTTCCTGTTCCTGGATTAGAAAATACTAAAGTACTACCAATACCAACTCCAGATGAAGAAACTACAGATAAAGAATCTACTGGATTAAAATAAATTTGTTTATTGAGTCTAGAATCTAATGGATTTTTATCCCTCTTCTTAAAGACAAAATTTCTTGGTTTTTGATTTAGAGATGAAAAAGCGGTATGAGCACCTCCAACAGTAGAATCATAACTTCGCAAAACCTTAATTCTAGACAATTCTTGATCTACATTTAAAACTTTTACCTTCTCAGTTCCTATACCCAAAATATCATTTTCTCTGATAAATGGTATTTCAAGTTGACCCTCAACATCAAAATAAGTAACAATACCCGTTGCAACTGTACTTCCTACTGCTGCTGTTAAAGTAAAGAAATTAGTCTGAATTCCTATAGAATATAGTATCCCATCTGTCTGACTGCTAGTACTTAATCCTGCAATTTCTATTATATTTTTATGCTTATATGCATGTGGTACAGTTGTATAACCAACTACTCCACCAGTTACATCATATGAGACAAATTCAACATCTGAAAAAGCACTTTTAGCTACACTTACAGTATGTACTTCTTTACCCATGATAGCATCAACTGCTGCAGATGCTCCTGAGCCTCCAGTATCAGTTTCACTAAAGATAACATTATCACCAAATTGATAACTATGACCTCCTGTTACAATTCCTACACTCTGT